AACAAGAAGCAAAAGTGTTTAACTCAACACCCGGTAAGCTCATTGGCTATGAGTGCGAGAAATGTATGAACCGAGGCTATATTTACCGTGTAAAGGCAGGCGAAACGCCTTTCGGGCAGGTTACATATGATGTGGTTGCTTGCAAATGTGATTGTATGAAAATTCGAGATGAACTTCACAGAATGCAGAACAGCGGTCTTCAAAAACTTCTTAAACGATATACTTTTGAAAGTTACAAGACAACCTCAGATTGGCAGAAATATGTGAAAGATAAAGCATATGAGTACATTGACAAATGCTCTGATTGGTTCTTCTTCGGCGGTCAGCCCGGTTGTGGAAAGACACATATATGTACGGCTATTGTCGGAGCATTACTCAAAAAAGGCAAAGCACCTAAATATATGCTTTGGCAGGATGATATTACCAAAATCAAGCAGGCATCGAGTAATTTAGAGGTGTATGAAGCTCTCATAAATTCATATAAGCAAGCGGAAATTCTTTACATTGATGATTTCTTTAAAACTCGCAGGGGCGATTTTGTCTCAACAGCTGATGTCAATGCTACATTTAAGATTATCAATTACAGATACAATGAAGGATTGCCGACTGTCATAACATCTGAATTATCACTTGAACAGATTTCGCAGATTGATGAGGCTTTAGGCAGTAGAATTTCAGAAATGGCTAATCCGAAAATTTTTATTAAAGCCGATAAAAATAAGAATTACCGTTTTACGAGAGGAAATGAAAATGATGTCTGAAGCACAGGAGCAATGTAAACTCATTAAATGGGCGGATAAATGTGTGCAAATGAAAATACATCCTGAACTTTCAATGCTGTACGCTGTTCCAAATGGTGGCAGAAGAGATAAAGCCGAAGCCGCACATCTTAAAAGGCAAGGAGTTAGGGCAGGTGTTCCGGATTTATGCCTTGCTGTGCCAAAAGGTAAATATCACGGCTTATATATTGAGCTTAAAGTCGGCAACAATAAGACTTCTGAACATCAGGATAAATGGTTGCAGAATCTTTCACGGTGCGGATACGCCGTAAAGGTATGTTATGGCAGTACATCAGCAAAGCAGACAATTGAAAAATATCTGCAATTGGGTGATTGATTATGAAATTGCAGGTTTGTCGAAAGTGTAAACACGAATATCATCCGTGTAGCATACGGAAATGCCCGTACTCTGAAAAAGGTTTGTACATCTGCGTTTACTGCTGTAAGCACTGTAGGTTTTGCAAGCCCGTAAGCACAGGCTTTGTCTGTGAATTTGAAAGGAGAGAAAGCATTGAAAGCGAGAATACCCGTTAAGCTGAAAAGAGAGACTATGGCGGAGATTAACCGCCTTGCAGATAGAGAATATCAGAAAGTCAAGGACAAGGAAATTGCGGACGCCACAAGGCGAATTTTTAAGACGATTGTATTTGCTTTGTATAAGGATTTCGGCTTTGGCCGTGATAGATGCGCAAAGGCACTAAAGTCTATGACCGAAATAATTGAACACTCTGACACTGACGAAGTGTTTTGGGAGCATATCGACCGTGTGGTTATCGACAAGCTGAAACTTGAATTTGAGAAGCGGGACTACACAGACAACGGAAAAGTTGTTAATTTTGAAGGAGACGAAGAAAATGATTGATTGTACGAAAACTACAAACTACTTCAGCGAAAAGAAAAGAATGGGTAGACAGGCGAGCGGAGTGTGCAAACTTAGATGTACAGATTGCCCTATGGGCATGAGGAATAACGGCATAGGTGTTACGTGTTCGGATTTTGAATCATCTTACCCTGAACAAGCAATCGAAGTTGTTCAGAGGTGGAGCAATGCGTATCCGCAAAAGACATTTCTTACGGAGTTCTTGAAGAACTATCCGAACGCTCAGCTTAGAATAGACGGAATACCTAAAGGTGTGTGTCCGTATGCCTTAGGACTGATAAACAGAGATGATTGTCAAAAAAAAGACCATAACTGCGGGTTGCATGTTATTGCCGAAAAAAAGGAGCGTGAAAAACAATGATTGAAAAAGAATTAAAAATCCGTGATTTTTGCGGTGACTATGCATTGGATATACCCGATTATAATGGTAGCAATTTCACTTTGTATTTCAATTCAAAGAAAAACGCCGAAAATGTAAAACGCATTATTGAGATTGACGGAAGCAAACCTAACGAAGCAACCGTGTGTGAAATGCAAGAGATTAAGCACGGAAGTTGGGAATATGACAGCGAGGGTGTCGACTGTGCAATTTATTTATGTTCTGAGTGTGGTAATTTTATTGCTCTTTATGCGGGCGTTTTTAGCGAGGGTATTGATTTGTATCCATATTGCCCTTACTGCGGAGCAAAAATGGATAAGGAGTGAAAATAATGACAAGAACTGAATTTGAAAAGTATTTAGGTAAGGATGTAACAATTACTCTGTATGATGGAGCGATATACGCAGGCATATTACACCAAACTGGCGAAAAAGCTTTTGCGGACAATCCTAATTTATCAGTGCCGTTAAATTTTTATTTTTGTATTGATGAGAATAATGAAGTAGTTAAAAATACTGTATTTAGAGTGTCGCATATCCAGAAAATCAGCTGCAATGAAAAGTTAAGAATGACAAATTTTGAAAGGATTAAATCAATGAGTATTGATGAAATGGCTCGAAGTTGTATAGACTTTTTCAGTTGCCCGTACGGAACTCCGTATGTCGGTTGTCCTATGGAAAAGCGATTCAATAACAGCTGTATTGACTGCACAAAACATTGGCTTGAAAGTGAGGTAGAAGAATGAGAGACATTAAAAATATTACCGTTAATTACGATAACGGCGAAATAGAAACCTTAAATAAAGGTGTAGTTGTTGGTTTTGATGAAATCGACAACGAAGAAGAAACTATCAAGGTCAGCTATCGTATGTGCGATATTAAAGGCAAGGATTTGTATTTGATTGTAAACGCTGTTATTGCGTTGGCACAGAAACTTGGTATGCTTGACGAGGAGGAGCGTGATGCGGATTGACGGTTAAAGATTATTTATATTCGGTCAGGGTTTCGGATAAGCTGATCAGAACGAAAGAACACGAGCTGTCGAAACTTAGGCTGAATATTGCACAGGTATCGGTTAAGCAAAACGAACCTGTTAAGACATCGGGAGTTAATGACCCTATGCGGATTGTTGACAGGATTGCAGACCTACAGGCTGAAATCAATCGGGAGATTGACAATCTTGTACGGTTGAAAACTGAAATTCGCAGTAAAATCAACGCACTTGATGATTACCGTTACATTGCGATTTTGACCGAGTATTACATAAATTGTCATCGGTGGGAAGATATTGCAGAGTGTATGGAAATGAGCGTAAGGCATACCCTGAGGTTGCACGGCGAAGCGTTACAGGCATTCCGAAAAAAGTTCGATTTTTCGTAAAATTATTTTAAAATGTCATTGAATGTCACCCTTACCCTGCGTATAATGGTATTATGAAAGTTTGACAAACAGGACATATGTGAAACTCTCCTAAGATAAAAATTGCACAGACCGCTCTCGTTTGAGGGCGGTTTTGTGTTGTGTGTGGTTATTTTATACAAATTATTACTTTCTTAATTGTGCGGTTTACAGAAAAATGTAAAATTCGTTGAATTGTGTCAAATAATATGATAGATTAGTGGTATATAATAACTAAGGAGAGCTACATATGAGCGAAGAAAGTAAGGCAAAAACCTGTTTTGTTATAATGCCTATATCAGATCAGCCGAAATACCCTGCAGGTCATTTTGACAAAATATACGAACAGATAATTGTTCCTGCTGTCAAAGAAGCAGGATTTGAACCTATAAGAGCAGATAGCAATCAAATATGTGATTCGATAATGCAAAAAATTTTGAAAAATTTAGTTGAATGTGATATGGCAATTTGCGATTTAAGTTCAAGAAATCCGAATGTTATGTATGAATTAGGAATTCGACAAGCCTATGGTAAAAAAGTAGTTTTGATACAGGACGATGCTACTGATAAAATTTTTGATGTAGCAGGAATAAATACTGTTTTTTATAAGAGAGATAGGTTGTATGAAAATGTTATTAAGGCAAAAGATGATATTGCTAATGCGATAAAGGAAACTTATGAAAATGGTTCATTTTCGTTAATGAGTATAGCAAATTTAGAAAATGCAACTGTAGATAATTCCAAAGTTGATGAGGTCGTTTTCGATAGATTTATGATGAAATCAATATATTCAAAGTTAGATGCTATTGAAGATTCAATAAGAATGTTTTCTAATACGCCAAATGTTAGTGACGAATTAAATGTTGACCTTAATAATCGTGAATTTGCAAGCTTGCTTATGGAATGTCGATATGCATTGAGAAACAATCCCAATAATCTTGATTTACTTATTTCCTGTTATCAAAAATTGTTGAGAGTTAATAGTTTATTGATTAACAATAAGGACAATAAATTACTTACGCCTAAAGACTGTTTGATATTAAGAAATACACTGGCAGAATTGAATGACAGAATTAATGATTTAACGCTTAATACTGATTAATTGAGAGTGCATTTAGTACTCTCTTTTCTTTTGCTTATTTTTAGAATTTTCAGACAAAGAGAGGTGATACCGTGAAAGACAAATTAAATGCAAGACAGAGGAAGTTTGCGGAATATTATGCGCAGAGCGGTAACACCGTTCAGAGTGCGATACAGGCAGGATATTCAGAAAATTACGCAAACGCAAGAGCATATGAATTGTTGGAGAATGTTGGAGTTTCAAAATACATCAAGGAGCTTTCCGATAAGCTCAAAGATGAGCGCATTATGAGTGCAAAGGACAGACAGGTTGCTTTGTCCGACATTGCAAGGAATGACGGGCAGGACACCTCCGACAGAATCAGGGCGATTGACACGCTCAACAAGATGACGGGTGAATACACCGTTAAGGTTGACGCAAAGGTTGAGCAGTCCGAAAAGCTATCCGATGTGTTCAGACAGTTGGGTGGTGAGGGATTGAGTGAGTAACAAATTCCCGTTGTCACAAAAGTATATCGACTTTATCAACACAACAAATGTGTCGGCTGAATTTCTTGAAGGAACTACAGCGTCCGGCAAAACTACCGTCGGAGCAGGCGTTAAGTTTATGCGAATGGTGTCGCAGTCGCCGAAGAAACTTCACGCAATTGCCGCCAAAACTACGGGCAAGGCTGAGGAAACTATAATTCAACAGGACAACGGTATTCTCGACTTGCACCGCAACGCTGTCTATTGTGGTAACGGCGACAAGGATTACAAGCTGCCGCATATCAAGTTTGAGGACAAAATTATCTATATTCTCGGTTACAGCAGTCGGGATAAGTGGGAAATGGTTCTCGGTGCGCAGTTTGGGTGCGTTTATATTGACGAAATCAACACCGCCGATATCGAGTTCATCCGAGAGATGTCAACCCGTAATGACTATATGCTTGCAACGCTGAATCCCGATGATCCGAGCCTGCCTGTGTATAAGGAGTTTGTCAACCGCTCCCGTCCTTTTAAAAAATATGAAAACGATGTTCCTCCCGAGATTACGGCGGAGCTTACCGAAGAACCTGTACCGAATTGGCGGTATTGGTTCTTTTCTTTTGCCGATAATTTAAGTCTTACACCCGAACAGATTGAAAAGAAAAAGAACTCTGCACCGAAAGGTACAAAGCTCTATAAAAATAAAATCTTAGGTTTGCGAGGCAGAGCAACAGGACTTGTGTTCCCGAATTTTGAGAGGACAAGACACATCAAATCAAAAGAGTGGGCAGAAAAGTTTTTGAACTGTAACCGCAAGTCGGAACACTTTGTTCAGTTCACCGCAGGTCTTGATACCGCCTATTCGCAAAAGTCGCCTGACACTATCGCAATGACATTTTACGGCATTACCAATCACGGCAAGTGTGTTCAGCTTGATGAAAGAGTTTATAACAACGCTGAAATGCAAACGCCTATTGCCCCGAGTGACACGGTGAAGAATTTTATTGATTTTCTTGACCGCAACCGTGATGAATGGGGCTTTGCACGCACGGCTTTTATTGACAGCGCCGACCAAGCGACTATTACCGAATTTCAAAAGTATAAGCGACAGCACGGCTGTGTCTATGACTTTGCAAATGCATGGAAGAAAACGAAGATTATTGACCGAATCAATCTTGTACTCGGCTGGCTTGCCACCGACTGTTATTTTGTGCTTGAACATTGTAAAAACACGATTGCCGAGTTTGAAATTTACAGCTGGCGAGAGGATAAAGACAACACACCCGAGGACGGTCACGACCATTGCATTAACAGCGGTCAATATGCGTGGCTGCCGTTTAAAAATATTATTGGAAGTGAAATAAATGGGGCTGATTAACAGAATGGCTGAATCTATCAGATCGGGAATTAAAAACTTTTTGCAGATTACTCCTGCAAGCGACAAAACAATTACCGTCACCGAAACAAGCAATCATCTGACCGAGTGCTTTATCAATCGCATTTGGTATTGGGGCAACAGCAGACAGCTTGCGGAGCTGTACAGGCAGATTGATACAAACAAAACTATGTTTTGGGCGGCAAAAAGCACAAAGGGGCTTGAAATTCGTAAAATACACACGGGCCTGCCGGCACTCATCTGCGAAACGCTTGTGAATATCGTAATTTCCGACTACAACGGCACAGATGTTACAAGTAAAAATTCAACCGCTTATGCAGAGCGTTGGGAAGATATTGAAAAGCAGAACAAATTGTCCGACACGGTTAAACAAATGCTTCGTGACCTATGTGTTGTCGGTGACGGTGCTTTTAAGGTCAGTTTTGACACGGCTGTATCAGATGTTCCGATTGTTGAATGGTATCCTGCCGAAAACATCGACTTTACATATGTGCGTGGCAGAATCCGAGAGGTTAAGTTTTACACCGATTACACGCAAAAACACCGCCGTTACCGCTTTGAAGAAACATACGGTTACGGCTATATTCACTATGCTTTGTATGATGACAACGGCAAAGAGATTGACCTGCACACGGTTGACGCTCTTTCGTGGATTGATTCAAAGGGTGTTACATTTGACGAATCATATATGTGGGCTGTACCTGTCCTTTACGGCAAATCGTGCCACAAGGGCAGAGGTGCAGGCATTATCGGCATAAAAACAGACGCTTTCGACAGCCTTGATGAAGTGTGGTCACAGTGGATGGACGCACTCAGAGCCTGCCGAACAAAGCAGTATGTGCCTGATTGCCTTGTTCCGAGAAATCCCGAAACCTGTCAGCCGATATCACCAAATCCGTTTGACAACCGATTTATCACCGTGGGCAACGATATGTCTGAAAACGGCAACGGCAACAGGATTTACACCGAAAGTCCGCAGATTCAGCACGAAAGCTATTTGAGTTCATACATTACTGCCCTTGACCTCTGTTTGCAGGGTATTATATCGCCGTCAACTCTCGGCATTGATACGAAGAAGCTTGATAATGCAGACGCTCAGCGTGAAAAGGAAAAGACAACCCTTTACACAAGGCAGAACCTTGTCAAAATCACGCAGAACGCACTTCAAAGCCTTGTTGCAGTTGTACTCAATGCAGACGGGGAACTTAACGGCAAGGGTATTGTTGAGGGCTTGGAAGTGTCCGTAAACTTCGGCGAATATGCAAATCCGAGCTTTGAAAGTCAGGTTGAAACCGTGTCAAAAGCAAGACAGGGCGGTTTGATGTCAGTTGAAACCTCGGTTGATGAGCTTTACGGCGACAGCAAGTCGGAGGATTGGAAAGCCGAAGAGGTGCAGAGAATTAAAGAGGAACAGGGTATTGCAGGCGAGGAAGAAACTTCTCCATTTGATGATGTTGACCTTACCGACACGGGCAATGAACCCGATAAACCCGAAGATATCGCAAATCAGGACGATGACAGCAAATGAGTAAGCAATGAGTGATTACAACATTAAAGAGGCTTTTGAGAGAATTGAAAACGAGCTTATCGACAGCATGATGCGCAATTTCAGCCGTCACAGAGCCGAAGAAACCAAAGAGGGTTACAACTGGACACAATGGCAGGCTGAACAGCTCAAAAGTCTTGAAGAGTACCGTAAGCACAACGCAAAGAAATTTGGCAAGCGTTTCAAAACCATTAACGGCAAGGTTGAAGAGATGATTCGCACTGCCAAAGCTGACGGAAATGCAAGTCAGGAGGCAGAAATTCTTGAAGCTGTCAAGGACGGTTTCAAAGCCCCGAAAAAGCCGTCAGCACACAGCACAGCCGAGTTTTTTAAGATGAATGACCGTAAACTTGACGCACTCATAAAATCGACCACAGACGATTTAAAGAGGGCAGAAACGGCGGTTTTGCGTATGAGCAACGACAAGTACCGCAAGGCGATTTTTAACGCACAGGTTGCAATGAACACGGGTGCGGTTACATACGAAAAAGCCGTTGATATGGCTTGTAAAGATATGCTCAACGCAGGTCTTAATTGTGTGGAATACAAAAACGGTGCAAGGCATACGCTCTCGGATTATGCAGATATGGCGGTTAAAACAGCCAACAAAAGAGCCTATCTGCGTGGCGAGGGCGAAAAGCGAGCCGAATGGGGAGTATCCCTCGTTGTTGTGAACTCAAGACAGGGCGGTTGCCCCGATTGTGCAAAATATATCGGCAAGGTGTTTATTGACGATGTTTATTCAAACGGCAAAAAGTCAGACGGAAACTATCCGCTTCTCTCAACCGCAATCAAGAACGGTTTGTTTCATCCGAGATGTAAGGACAGCACAAGTACATATTATCCCGAACTTGATGATTTGGACGCACCGTTGTCTGAAGATGAAATCAAAGAGCTTGACCGTCAGCGAGGAATTGAGGAAAAACAGCAGTATGCACAGCGACAGGCAGAACGCTTTGACCGCCGTGCCGAATACAGTCTTGACGAGGACAATAAACGCATTGCCCAAACCCGAGCCGATGAGTGGCACGATAGGGCGAATACGCTTGAAGAAAAGACAAAGCAATTCTCACTAAACACCAATGAACAGAAATATTACAGACCTGTTTTTGAAGAAGATATATCAAAAACTTTTGAACGCAAAATTGAGGGCGAAACAATTACAATTGATACCCACAAGGCAAATACATTGTGTGATAATGTTTATATTTCAGATAAGGTAAAGCTAAAACGAAAAGAACTTCATAATTTTGATATGCAAGTGAGAAAAGCGTTTGATATGCTCGGAGAGGTTGAAACAAGCGGAAAGCCTGAAATTTGTATTGTCACTCCCGAAGAAATGCGAGTAAATGCTATTGCTTCATATATGCCAATGCAAAATGTTCTAAATGTCAATTCAGCATACTTTTCAACAAGTGATTTGTCAGATTTACAAGAAAACTTGGCTTGTCCGCAAGACGGATTGAGTACAATTCTGCACGAACTGATTCATTGGCAAGACGCTAAAAATTACAGAGCAAAATTCGGAAGTATTAACGATTATTTTGAATATTGCGATTACCTTAATAAAATTTATGCCCCAAAGGTTGAAAAATTGATAAATAACGGTTATAATATAGAGGATATAAGTGAGTATGCTTTTGAATGCTTAAAAGATAAAGCTATGGATGAAGTGTATAACGAGTACAGAGTCAGCAAACTTTTAGGGTGATGATGGTATGAGATTGATACAAACTGAAGAACAAAAATCTCTATGGAATGCGTTTAAGCCGTACCTTGTAACAAATGGTTTAAATGTCACTTTGCGTGAAGATGCTCCACAAGAAGCTAAAGATGCTGAAGCACTTTACAGTAAGCTTAGAGAGAAACAAAAAATGCAATATCTAAAAGATAGTGGCATAATCTAACCGCTCCGTAAAAAGGGCGGTTTTGTTATATGCAATTCACAAAAACAGCATAAAATTACGAATTGAGCATTTTATAATCGACAGCAATGTTGATTATAGGGTGCTTTTTTGCATTTAAACCCGTCGATTTCGACCAGTTTAGAAAGGTGGTGACAGAATGAAAATCAGAGTAACAACAGCATTTAATGACAGGCAGAACGGCTATGTAACCCGACCTGTGAATGAAGTTTTTGAATGCTCCGAGCAGAGAGCAAAGGAACTCATTGACGGCGGTTTTGCAGAAGAGGTCAAGTCTGACGCTCCCAAAAAGCCGAGAGCCAAAGCAGTTAAAACAGAAAAAACAGAAAAAGCGGATTAAGCACTTTACGAATATGTAAGGTGCTTTTTTATTGTCCGAAGACATTAAACTACGGGAGACACCGTGCAAAACTGAAACAGAGAGACACTCTATAAACTGATTACGGGAGACACCCGAAAAACTGAAAGGATATGAAAAAATGGCAGAACCAAATCCAACACCAACCCCCAATGAATCGACACCTGCACCGCAGGGAACTCCACAGGGAAACGCTCCTGCCTTTGATTATGACAAGCTCGCAAGCCTTATTACAGGCAAACAGAGCGTGACAGAGGACACCGTTTTGAAGTCATATTTTAAGGAGCAGGGATTGTCAGCCGATGAGATGAAAGAGGCTATCGGTGCTTTTAAAAAGCAGAAAGCCAAGAACACTCCCGACTTTGCAAAAATGCAGTCGGAAGTTGAATCTGCAAACAACGCAAAGCTTATGGCAGAAGTCAACCAATCGGCAACCCTCGAAGCCGTAAAACAGGGCGTTGACATTGCAACCGTTCCGTATGTGCTTAAAATTGCAGACTTTTCAAAGGCTGTGACAGACGGCAAGGTCAATGCGGAAAAGCTGACAGAGGCTGTTAAAAAGGTGCTTGACGATATCCCCGCACTCAAGGGCAAACCTGCCGAGAACGGCACAGGAGTTAAGAAAATCGGCGGTGACGGCAACAGCGACAAAAATTTAACAGAAGATGCCTTAAGAGGAATTTTCGGCATCAAATCTAAAAAGTAAGAAAAGAGGTAAATAATTATGGCAGTATTAGAATACGCAACTATTTTCAGTAATGTATTAAGAGAATTGTATGGTCAGGCCCTTACTTGCGATGACCTTTACCACTCAAACTCTGACATTCAGATTATCAACGGTAAGGATATTAAAATCCCGAAACTCTCGGTCAGCGGTTATAAAGACCATACACGAGGTGCAGGCGGTTTTAATTCGGGTACATATTCAAACGGTTACGAAACCAAAACCCTTGACCACGACAGAGATATTGAGTTTGCTATCGACCCTATTGATGTTGACGAAACAAATATGGTAGTAACTATCGCAAATATTCAGACACGCTTTGAAAAAACACAGGCTATACCTGAACTCGACTGTTATACTTACAGCAAGCTTTATACAGAAGCTAAGCGAGTTGGTGCAACAGTAAAAACTACTGCATTAACTGCGGCGAATGTGCTTGCAGATTTTGACGATAACCTTGAGGCTTTTGCCGAAGCAGGTGTACCGCTCGACAGGGTTATTCTTTATGCGACACCACAGTACAAAAAGCTTTTGAAGAATGCAGAGGGTATTCAGAGAACACTTGAAATCAGTTCCGCAAAGGGCATTGACCGCCGTGTTCGTTCCGTTGATGATATTGATAAGATTGTAGAAGTGCCAAGCTCAAGAATGAAGTCTTTGTTTGATTTTACAAACGGTTGTGTTGCTGACAGCTCAGCTAAGCAGATTGACTATATTCTTATTGACCCGGAAGCACAGGTGTCAAGAGTTAAGTATTCATATATCAATGTCTATACTCCGGGTTCTGACAGCCGAACAGCTGATAATTATATATATCAGAACAGAAAAGTTAATGGTACTTTTGCCATTGACGAACTTATGAAGCAGGGTGTAATCATTCATGCCGAGGCTTAAAGCGAGGTGAGAAAAAATGAAAGCAATCAAAGACAATAAGTCATATACAGTCAACACAGACGAGGAAGCTAAGACTTATGTATCCCGTGGTTATGATATTCAGGATGACAACGGCAAAATCAAAGAATATGGATTAGGCAAGAAAATTTCTGTTGATGATTACAATACTTTGAAGAAAGAAAATTCAAAGCTCAAAGCCGAAAACAAAAAACTTAAAGAGAGTACCAAGTCAGACACAAAGGAGTAAATCTATGTATACCGATTACATTGAACATCAGGGTGGAGATGAAAACAGCATTATCTCTGCCGAACACATTGATGTTCTGACTTTTAACCGCATTGATTTTGAAAAACTTTCGGAAATGCAGAAGAGAATCATCGGCAGAGTGCATAGCAGACTTACTGCTTTTGAAGAAGAAAATGCCGATATGATTTCTTCCTATCTGAAAAGCTATTCAATCAACGGCACATCAATGGAATTTGGCGCAAGCTGGAATTTAATGTGTATCAGCGGAGTGGCAATTCCTGCCGACCTCTATGCGTTGCTAAAATCAACAGGACTTTGTTATCCTGCAATCTGAAAGGTGCGTGAAAACCGTGAAATTTCCGTCACTTGTAAAAAAGCAGTTCTGCAAAACTCCTGTCGAGGTCACAATCTACGGTGAGGGTGTTACCGAAGACGGAGCACCCCTGACCGTGTTTGAATGCAAAAATCTGTATCCCTCCGACAGCTTGTACCCGTCAGCAACCCTGCACGGTGGCTCTGCCTTGTGTAATATGCAGTCAAAGGCAAAGACGGTCTATACCAAAGAGCAGAAAATTGTTCAGGTGTCGGCTGTCTTGCTTTTTGACGGCGATATTGTCCCCGACAGCCCCACTTTAAGCGGTGGCTTTGTAATCCTTGACGGCGTAAAACGAAACATCGTACAGGGTACAAAACACCGCAACCCCGACGGCAAAGTTAATTTTACGGAATTGGATGTGATTTAATGGGATTTTCGGTATCATCAAAAATCAAACTCAATATGCCTGTTGTAAAACAGCTTGATAGGGCAAAGCAACAGGCTCTTGAACAGACAGGTGACGCACTTCTTACACAGGTGAAAAACACGCAGGTAATGCCGTTTGATACGGGTAATCTTCAAAACGAAAACACCTTTGAAGATTGTGCGCAGAGTTGGAACGGCACGGTTAAAATAGTGTCAAGCACTCCGTATGCAAGGCGGTTGTATTTTCATCCCGAGTATAATTTCAGCCGTAAGGAAAACATTGCCGCCGGCGGTAAATGGTTCTCACCGTGGCTTGAGGGCGGTACACGGCAGAATTTTTGCAGTCGGGCATTTGTGAGATTATACAGAAAGGAAGCAGGACTTTGATTTACTTATCGGACATCAGAGATTGGCTCAAAAGCGTTACCTCAGCCGAGCATTATTACATCGGCAAGCTTGACAACAAGCAGGACAGGTCAATCGGTGTATATTCATTAAAGCAGTCGGGAACACCCACAAGGGCAATCGGCGGTGAAAGCACCTACGATACAATAAGCGTGTCTTTGCTTATCCATTACACCGACAACGCAAGAGAAACCGAGGAGTTTGCACGCAGACTTTACGAAATGCTTTACGGCATTAAAAAAGTTGAAATTAAGGAACACAAAATCTATATAATCGAACTGCTCACGGAAGAACCCGTTGATGTGGGAACAGACGACAAGGGTGTGTATGAGCAGGTCATTGAAGTTAAATTTTATTACGAAAGGAAGTAATTTTATGGCAAAAGTTGAATCGGGAGTATTCCCGTGCTATGAAAATCAGTTTGCGGTTGGCAAGGCAGGAACAGAATCCGCCACGACAAATATTGCTAACTGCGAAGAATTTTCTGTTGCATTTGACAACGGTGTCGAGGAATGGACAGCCTTTGAAAACGAGGGCTGGAAGTCAAGGCTTATGACAGCAAAGTCAATCACAATTTCGGTAAAGGGCAAGCGTACAATCGGTGACGCAGGCAATGACCAGATTGCCGCCCTTGCATTTGAAAACGGCAGAAAGGCAGAAGTTTCGTTTATGTGGACCTTCCCCAACGGTGCAACCGTCCTCTTTAAAAATGCAGTTGTATCCGTTACATCAAACGGTGCAGGCGCAAGTACGGGTGTTGCTCCGCTTGAATTTGAAGTTATGTCAAACGGCAAACCTGTATATACAGCAGCCGCTTAAAAAACGAAAGGAATGAACGATTATGTCAAAGTTAATTGATATTACAGACAAGCTTAATTTTGAGGAAAAGCCGAGTGTCAGAGTTAAAAATGTTGACCTTGCAATCAACAATGACGCAGTTTCAATGCTCAAAGTTGCGGCACTTTTTGAGGACGGCAACGGTAAAAGTAAAGATGTTATCGAAATGTATCATCTTCTTTTTGATGAATCCGAGAGAGAAAAGATTGAAAAGTTAAAACTGAATATGCACGATTTCAACGCCCTTATCAGCGAATCTGCCAAAATTGCAACAGGCGATTTGACTGACGAGGGGGAAGTTCAGACCCCGGCTACGACCTGATTGATGACTTTGATTTAATCGTGTCGAGCTTTCGCTCGGAGTACGGGGTCAGCATTTATTCAAAGGATTTTGCAAAAATGAGTTGGAATGAGTTCTGCTCACTTCTGCAAGGCTTAGGACCCGAAACACCGCTTGCAAGAACGGTTCAAATTCGCCTTGAAACCGACAAAGAAGTCTTGAAAAACTTTACTTCGTCACAGCATAAAATCCGCAGCAAATGGCGGTCAAGAAATGTAAAGCACTATTCAGACGAAGATATGAACACCGTTCTTGCAGAATTTCAAAACTTTTTTGCCAATCTGTAAATTTGTACATAATTTTCACTGTATCTACAAAATTCTTGACAATGTTAATACATAGTGATAAAATGTAACATACACTAACAAATTTATTAAGGAGAGTGTATGTTTATGAAATGTCCACATTGCGGAAACGAATTAAAGGACGATGCAAAATTTTGCGACAAGTGCGGTGCAGGCTTTGGCGGAAACGATTCAACCTCGGCAACCGTAAATCCTGCAAATGCAAAGAAGAAAATTTACAAGCGTTGGTATTTTTTGGTTATTATCGTTGTTGCTATTATGATTGTTGGCGGTGTAAACGGTGCAATTAACGGTAACAGCGGTTCAAACAAATCAAAGCAGGAAACTACTGTTGCAAATCAGAGTTCAGAAAAAGCAACTGAAAAAGCGACAGAAGCACCGACCACAAAAGAAGTTGCAACAGAAAAGCCTACTAAAGACCCGAAGAAGGTGGAAAAAGAATTTAAAGACGGTTGCAAAACAATCGACTTTAAAACTCTTTCAAGAAACCCTGACAAGTACAAAGGTAATGACTACAAGTTTGAAGGTCAGATTATTCAGGTTCAGGAAGGCTGGGGCGATTCGGTTGACCTGAGAATCAATATAACCAAAGAAGAAAATGAGTATCTTGATGAACCATTGTGGACTGATACAATCTACGCAACAGTAGAAATTCCTGACGGTGCGGACAAACTCCTTGAAGATGATGTAATCACATTCTGGGGAACTTGTGACGGCGACTATACATATGAAACCGTAATGGGCAACAATGTGTCACTTCCGAAAATCGACATCAAATACTACGAACTCAACAAATAAAACAAAAAGCCACTCCAAATGGGGTGGCTGTTCTTTTGCAAAATTTTTAAGCGTACATCATAGCGGTGTGCGCTGTTTTTATGCCTGTTTTTAAAGAATCTAAAATGAAAGGAAGTGGTGAATATGGCGACAAAGGCGGGTGAAATTGAGCTTGATGTCAGGCTTACGGGTGATGATATTTCCAAAACATTGCGTAAGATTTCCGATTCAATTACAAAAAAGTTTGATTTGGCATTTTCAAGTCTTTCAAAAGATTTTGAAAATGTAAGCACGGATATGAAACAGTCCTTTTCAAAGGTTGCGGAAGGTGTTTCTCAGAAAACCGAGAAAGAGTTTTCAAACATCAAAGGCAGCGGTGAGCAGTTAAGCAATTCGGTTTCATCTTCGTTTAAGAAAATCGGTACAGCTGTGGTTGCCGCCTTTTCCGTTGCTAAAATCAAGGAGTTCGGTCAGCAGTGCATTGAATCGGCTGCGGAAGTCAATGCGGCAAATTCGCAGTTTGAGCAGACATTCGGTACAATGCAGTCACAGGCAGAATCAGCCATTCAGAGCGTTGCCGATCAAAGCGGTATTCTTGAAACCCGATTACAGGGTGTCGGCACAAGCATTTATGCCTTTGCAAAAACTACGGGTATGGACAGTTCAAGTGCTTTGAGAATGATGCAGGAGGCTTTACAAGTAACAGCCGACAGTGCCGCATATTACGACCGTTCGCTTGAAGACACCGCAGAAAGCCTGAAATCGTTCTTGAAAGGCAACTTTGAAAATGACGCCGCACTCGGTTTGTCCTGTACTGAAACCACACGAAATGCGGCGGCTAATAAGTTGTATGGCAAGTCATTTACGGATTTGTCGGAATCGCAGAAACAGCTCACGCTTTTGCAAATGGTCAAGGACGCTAATCAGCTTTCGGGTGCTATGGGACAGGCAAGCCGTGAAGTAGACGGTTGGGAGAATGTAACGGGCAACCTCAGAGAAAGTTGGAAACAGCTCCTTGCCGTAGTCGGTCAGCCTATTCTTCAGGTGGCAACTCAGGTTGTAAAGCGGTTGAGTTCCGCACTTGCAACTTTAACGGAATATGCCAAAGGTGCGGTTGAATCGCTCTCAAAGGTCTTCGGCTGGGATACAGGCAATAACACCGCAAGCAATATCAAATCTGCGTCCGATTCTGCCAAAAGCCTTACGAATACGGCAGATGACAGTTCAAAGTCACTTGATAATGTTCAGAAAAGTTCCGAAAAAGCAAAGAGAAGTGTTGCGGGCTTTGATAAGCTGAATGTGCTTTCAAGTACCGATAGTTCTTCAAAGTCAGATACATCTTCATCAAAAAGCTCATCGGGCGGACCTGTTGCAAAGAATGTTGTCAAGGACACAAGCAAAAACCTTTCGGGGACATTCAAAAATCTATACGAAAAAAGCGGATTCAAAGGCTTTGTCGAGAATGTACAGAAAGGTATTAACAAGGTTGATTGGTCAGCTATAGGCAAGAACTGCAAGACTGTTTTTGATAATGCTGTTCCAATAGTTCAAAAGGCATTCGGCACAATGCAAAAGGTCGGTTCTGCAAAACTCGGGACAATCGGCTCTGCATTCGGAGCTGTTGCAACAATCGGCGGAAAGTCGTTTCAGACCATTTCAGGCGGTGTTGCTAAGTGGATTTCAAAAGACAGGGAAAAGATTATCGGCTTTATCGACACCATAGGCAACAATCTTACAAACGGCTATAACAACCTTTCAACATTTTTTGATAATTTCGGTACACTTGCAGGTAATGCAATTGACAATGTTCGCCCTCAAATGGAAGAATCAATTTTCAATCTTTTAAGCGGCCTTACAACCTTTGCGGGCTCAGTCGGCGAAGTTGTTTCGGGTGCGTTTTCAACTGCAACCGAAAGCCTTGTTGAATGGACTGAAAATGACGGTGCAACAATCACAGAATTTCTTGAAAATTTACAATTGCAGTTTGCAGATGTGTTTAACTTTATCGGTCAGATTTTCGGAGATATTGGAACAATTATCAGTAATTGGTGGAACGGCAACGGACAGCAGATTTTTCAGAATATCTGCAATATGTTTACCAATATCGGCACAACACTGATGAATGTTTACAATCAATGGATTAAGCCTGCGTGGGATTTTATCGTAGCAATCGTAAAATCAGCTTGGGAAAACTGGCTGAAGCCTGTTTTTGAAGGTGCAATAAACTTCTTCGGCAAGGTTGCAGACTGTGTTTCAATCGTGTGGAATAACTTCCTGTCACCGTTTGTAAACTGGCTTGTCAGTTTTTGGGGACCTATATTTCAGAATGTTTTCAATGCCGTAAAAAGGGTGTTTGATAATGTGTTTACATTTATCGGTGGCTTGGTTACCTCTATACAGAAAACA